TCATGCAACGTAACGGTATCTCTGTTCAATTCTTTGACCAAGATGGTAACAACGCTATCGAGAACATGATTACAGTTCGTGTTGAGGCAAGAATCGCATTCCCTATCTACTACGCTGGTGCGTTTGTGTACGGAGATTTTGGCAATGTTGCTTAGGTAATATAACATAATTATCATACCTTTGTGGGGAGTAGTTCAAAAGCTACTCCCCTTTTTTATGATAGGTATATACAAGATTACAAGCCCAAGTGGCAAGATTTACATTGGTCAAACTACCAATTTTACTAAAAGAAAGAATTACTACAAGAACGGTGCAAAGCCTTATCAAGTAAGGATTCACAATTCACTACAGAAGTATGGTTATGATGCACATATTATTGAATTTATTGAAGAATGTTTAGTAGAAAATCTAAACGAAAGAGAGAGGTATTGGCAAGACTTTTATGATGTTATTGGAGAAAATGGACTTAACTGCAGATTAACTGAAACTAAAGATAAGTCTGGATTTATAAGTGAAGAATCTAAATCTAAAATGTCAGAAGCAAGAAAAGGTAGAATATTTGACCAAAATTGGATTGATAAACTAAGGAATTCTGCTATGGGTAAAAAACATAGTGAGGAAACTAAGAAAAAAATATCAGAATCAAATAAAGGAAGAAAGTTTACTGCAGAACATATAGCTAAGTTGCCACAAAATCAAAAAGGCAAATTTAGACCAAAAGCATCTGAAACTACTAAAATTAAGCAAAGTCTTAATAGTGCAAAATCCAAAGTAGTTTATCAGTACACTATGAATGGTATGTTCATAGATGAATATAGGAATGTTGCTGAAGCTCAAAGATGCTTAGGCATAAAAAACATTAGTTCTGCTGCATTAGGTAAAATACCATCCTCTGGTGGCTTCAAATGGAGGTATGACAAACTTTAGTTATTTTTGTAAAAATATCGGTATATGCAGATTATAAGAGATGTCACAACCACAATAGAGCCAGTTTCAGAACCAATAACATTGGCCGAAGCTAAGAACTATCTAAAGGTTGACTTTGATGATGATAACGACTTAATTAGCTCTTTAATAGTGGCTGCAAGGGTTAGATTAGAAAAATATGCTGGTGTGGCTATGACAGCTCGTACTTTACAAGTTGTAGCTTATGTGGATGAGTTTATTGAACTACCATACGCACCACTTAATAATATCACTAAGGTTGAATACTGGAATAACGATAGCTGGATAGAAATGACAGTACCTCAGTACAATGTATTAGGTATTACATACAAGAAGATATACATGAACTCTTTTAGCCACATGGAGTTTAGATTTACTTATACTTGTGGTTACACTACGACTCCTCCAGTTATGAAAACAGCCTTGTATAAGATACTTGCTGATTTATACGATTACAGAGAATCTTCTGTAGAGGATAGCAAACCAAATGCTAACATAGCATCTGCATACGAACTAATGAAGCCTTATAAACGAGTAAGCATAATATTATAATGATAAGTAGACTTAAAAATAGGATTACTTTCCAATCTAAGGTTTCAGAATCTGACGGTGCTGGTGGTCAAGTCTTAACTGATGTTGACTATTATACTTGTTGGGCTGAGATATTTAGGGAGAATCAAAACAAGACAAACATAGCTGGTAAGGATTCTATATCAGATAACATTGTTTTTAGGATAAGAGATGCAAATAGTATCTCTATTTCTAATGACCTTACTATTGCTTTTGAAGGTAATATATACTTGATTAGCAGTGTTATAGATGAATTTGACAGCCATAACTATTTAAGAATCACTTGTTCTACCTTAAAGAGAGTTGGTACTTGGGATAGTATTACTGCTTTCTGGGAGAATATTAGTACAACCTGGGAAACTACTTAATGTCATTTACTATAAATAAAACAGCAAGTATTACTAACCTATCAAAAAGGTTAAAAGAGGCACCATTTTTAGTTACTCAGCAAGTGCAGAAGATAATCAATGAGTCTGTTATAACTATAGAAAATAACGCAAGAGCAAGGGCACCGCAAGGTAAAACTGGTTTATTAAAGGCTTCTATTTATAGCACTCCTTACAATATGAACGCAGGAGCAAAGGTTGGTTCTCGAGGCCGTATGGGTAGAAGGTCTAATTACTCACCTTTTGTAGAGTTTGGTACTGGTAATGATTTTCAAATTCCAGTGTATAGAAACCTTAATATGAATCAACTTGAGGGCTATGCGTTAAGTTTTAAACGGAGTAATGGAAATTTAGTAAATTTGCCCCATAGACCATTCTTGTTCTTGTCGGCTTCAGAAGAACTATATAAAATGGTTAATAAAATAAAAAAAATTAAAATATAATGGCTACTCTTCAAGGTAAAGCGGTAAAAAATACATATAGACAAGTACTACAGATTGGTGCTAATAATGTTGGAGTAAGTGGTACTTTACAGCCAGTTCAAGATGGTGCAGGGGTAAACACTGCTTTATCTCTTTCTACGATAGCTGCAACTGTTAATGGTGATTTAACTATTACTGGCGACTTGATTATTACTGGTGGTGGATTACAGATTAAAGACCTTATTGATGATACTGTAGCAGCATTGATTCAGAATGGTACTGGAATTACATGGACTTATAATGATGGTGCTGCAACTTTAACTGGTAACTTTACTGGAACTACAAGCGTTGTACCAGAAGGTAGCAATTTATACTATACTCAAGGTAGATTTGATTCAGCTTTCGCTGCTAAGAGCACAACAAACTTGGCAGAAGGAACGAATCTTTATTTTACAACTGCAAGAGGTAATGCAAACTTTGCAACTAACCTTGCGGCAAGTGACACAGATGATTTAGCAGAAGGTGCTACTAACTTGTACTTTACTAATGCAAGAGCAAGAACTGCTTTAAGCGTTACTGCTGGAACTGGTCTTTCTTACAATAACACAACTGGAGTATTTAACTTAGCTGCTATTCCTAATGCAAGTTTGACTAATAGCTCAATCACAATCAATGGCCAAGCAGTATCATTAGGTGGTTCAGTTACTTTGACTACAACAAACATTGCTGAAGGAACTAATTTATATTGGACAGAGGCAAGAGGTAACTCTAATTTTGCAACTAATTTAGCTGCATCAACAACAACTAACTTAGCAGAGGGTACAAACCTTTATTACACTCAAGCGAGATTTGATACTGCGTTTGGTAATAAGAGTACAACTAATTTAGCTGAAGGAACCAACCTTTACTATACACAAGCAAGATTCAATAGTGCTTTAGCTGCAAAGACAACTACAGATTTAGCAGAAGGCACAAACTTATATTACACAGATGCTCGTGCAAGACTTGCATTATCCTCAACAGCGACTGGTTTAACTTACGCTAACAATAGTGGTATATTTAGCTTAACTGCTGGTTATGCGATTCCTACTACGGTTAAATTAGGCCAATACGATATAGCCTACAATCGTTCTATCGTATCTGCTGCAGTAAGCGGTACAACAACAAAAACTTTATCTTTAACTCAGCAAGATGCAAACGTAGTTACGGCTACTTGGACTGATTTAGGGATAACAACAATAAACGGAACTGCAAATCAAATTGCAGCTACAACTGTAGGTAACACTACAACACTTGCATTTACTAATGACGTTACAATGCCAAACAACTTAGTTGTAAGTGGTAACTTAACCATCAATGGTACTGCAACTTATGTAAACACAGAATCAATATCTTCTAAAGACCCATTATTTGAGGTAGCTAATACTAACAATACAACAGATGCGGTTGACATTGGATATTATGGTAGATACTATGATGCTGTTCAAGAAAGAGTAGAGTTTACTGGTTTATTTAGAGATGCTTCTGATGCTGGTAAGTTTAAGATATTTACTGGTTTAGTAGATGAACCTACAAACGTAGTTAACACTACTGGAACTGGTTATACAGTTGCAACTTTAGTTGCTAACGTAGATGGTAATCTAAATGGTACTGCAAACGCTGCAAACATTTTATCTACTGCAAGAACAATAGCTGCAAGTGGAGATGCTACATGGTCAGTTAGCTTTAATGGCTCTGCAAACGTATCATCTGCCTTAACTTTAGCTAACACTGGTGTTACTGCAACAACTTACGGAACTTCTACTGCTGTACCTACAATCGCTGTAGATAGCAAAGGTAGAATCACAAGTGCTTCTAATACAAACATTACATTCCCAGTTACAACTGTAAACGGACAAGCTGGAACAGTAGTTTTAACAACTTCAAATGTTGCAGAAGGTAGTAATCAATACTTTACTACTGGTAGAGTAGCAGCTTATTTAACTGGTGCTATTTCAA